TCTCTCCTTTCTACAATCTGTGCAGAGAAGATTACACCACCCATCAGGATAATAAATCTTTGTTCTATGTGTCCTGCTACACTTATCACACTCGACCATCTTGGTCTTAGGAGATTGTCTAATCTTTTTAGCTTTTTTGATTTTAAGTTCACACGATTTACAAGTATGTCTATCATTTTCAAAAGTTTGAAATCTTCCTAAACACTGCCGACATATACGTTCTTTAAATTGTTTGGCCACATTACCTCCTCTCCATAATCTTCTTATTATCCTCCCTAATTTGGTCTCGAATCTTTTGCTCCTTTCTTGCTTGATCCTCCGCCTTCTCGTAATCAAAAGGTCTTTTCTTAAGAGCATATGGAGCAGAACTTTTAGTTGTCCACAAAAGTTCATACTTCTTCCAGTGCTCGATGAACTTAATCCATTCATCGTCACACCAACTTGGAGTCCATCCACCCGATCTACATATGAATACAAACTCAAATCTGTCTGGAAGATCTGGAATTTCATAATGCATGGTACAGGGAAACTTTGGTTTCTCTTCTGGTTTCTCTTTTCTCCAAGGTGGATAGATAACATGATATTCACTTAGGCGACCATTTTCCCGTAGATAGTATGCCCAATTATCACAATTTAATTTCTCCATGCCATAACCGGCATCGTGATGTTGGTCGAAATTCCATATTCTAAAACTTGGTCTATCAAGAGGGTCTGAGAAAAAGAAGTCAAGAGTTGTTACAATGTCTTTGTGACTCTCAGTAATTGTTAAATTTATGTACGGTTCTCTAGGAGACACTTTCTCCCAAAAACCGCACAGACGAGATTTATCTGGTTTGACTGTATCTTTAGCCAACTCTCCAGTTTTCAGGTGTTGATTACCATATCTGATATACCAGAGATACTCTAAGAACATCATACTCTCTTCTTTTTGACTCCAGTCATACCAGAACATATCAGGAAAAAAGTAGTCCCAGTCGACACTAAGGATTCTCAATTGCATGTCCGGTAAACTCCTTTAACACTAGTTTGAAGGTTACAAAAGAGTTGACAAGTATCAGCGCACCAAATGCCAAAGGAAACCATATCCTTAGAGTCTTTCCTCCAACAAGAAATAGTGCCAGACACAGGAAGAAAAATATTAGAGGAAATAGTACTGATGTTAGTAAAAAGCAACGAAGTCTTTCACTCATCTCGTTCTCCCTCCAAATCAACAATCATATAAGGCATACGCCCCGGAAGTTCATTCCACTTTTCTCTTGGACTGGCAAACTTAACCTTACCTAGTGCCATGCCCAAAACAAAGAGTGCCTCCATTGTTCGTTGTAAACCAGTCCACTGTTCACCTTCATTTGTATCGCTAGCCTTTAAGAAGGACCAACCTCCTCCTAAATCTTTCATAAACATATCTGGAAGCTGTTCAAGAAAACTAACAATCTCTGGTTTGTGACTATCAACTCTCCCCCCGTGAAGGCCATAACTATTCATAACACCTTCAATTACAATCATGTCCTCAGGGTTCTTAGGCTTCCCACCTTCGAGTTCTTCATGGCTGAATAGGCAATCTCTGATAATAAATTCTACTCTTTCAGCATCAATCATCTTTCTTCTCCTCCTTAAATCTTGGATCATTGGCGAGTTGCTTTGCAGCAATGTCCCTGAAGTCTACGGCGTCACATTCAGGACACTGAGGTAGCTTTTCGTCTGGGTCTACACCCCATATGTTCATATTATCGGGGAGAACTGTATTACACTCTCTCGGATCATATTCATGCTTACATTGATAACATTCAGTTAGGTTTGACATTTTCGTCCGCCTCCATCCTTGTAAAGGTCCATGTAACTTTTGGATCATCCTCTGATTTTTTATCAATCACCTCTCTGAGTACTTTAAGTATTATCTCAAGCTCCGAACTATGTCTTTTATTCAAGAAGGACTCAGGACAGAGATCACATTTAAACGAGTCAAATCCTTCAAAAATTTGATCATGACCCCTATAACTAAATTCTAAAAGATCAAAAGTTATTATCAACTTTCCCTTACCGCACGCAGGACATACAATTCCGTGTTTGTATTCCATAATTTTACCTCAAGGATTCATGGAACCAGATGTGAAATTTAGGACCGTCGTGCCCCTTTCTAAGACAGTAATCAAAAACTTCACCTGCAGCATCATAGTTTTCATCTCCAAAAATGAGATTGTGACTTCCCTTACCGAGAGGGAATCCATAACTTCTATTCAGAGAATCAATTATCTGTTGCTGTGAGTATCTAAAGTCGTAACTAATCATCTGGACATATAAGTCACCCATCCATAAGTGTTTCACAAATTCATCTGCGGTCAAAATATCAACGCGAACATCAATAATGTAAGACGTCGATGAACTATTAGTCACGAAATCTGCTTTCACTTTCATTTATTTCCATTACCCCCAAGTCCATGAGAAACACCAGTGCCTTTCTAAACCTAAGACAGATCCAGAGGGCAGCAACATTAGCCATTACATCACCAAACATCGCAGAAATAACTGCTAACATTGAAATCAAAGTAACTGTTGTGATTGTAAGATTAACGTGTGTTGATTCGTAAGGTGGTCGAAATACTGTAATTGCTGTTGCAAAATAGAAAAACCAAATCATAAAGTATGCATATCGACCGTTGAATGCTATTGGATAAAGAAAAAGTACACTGATGCTAAGTAGGTATAATGGCGTATTTTTTACAAAGGATTTTGCTACATCTAGATGATCTATTTCGTCCCACCAGTATTTTTTAAGAGTCACTACATCACCTCCCTTTAGAAAAAAAATTGTGCCCGAAGCGAAATAACCAGTTTTCCGTCCTCTTTTAGAGGTTGGGGTCTGACTGGTCAAATCAACTCCGGGCACACTGTCAACTACCTCCTGGTAGTCTTTACTCGTACACAATTATTTCAACTCGACGATTTTTCTGTCGATTGAAGGGGTTGTCTCTTCCATCCACTCTATTGGGCACAACGGGAAAGAGTTTTCCCTGAGCCTTGATTGAGTGAATCTGGGAATCATTTACACCCTTCTCAATGAGATACCTTACGGCCGAATCGGCACGCCTCTTTGAGAGACTGTCGTTATACTCGTCTGTACCAATCGAGTCAGTATTACCAAGAATGACAACTTTGGTTTCGGGATGGAGTACCATGTCCTCAGCTATTTTATCCAAAACCTCTGCTGCATCCGGTCTGATATTGGACTTGTCAAAGTCAAACAGAGCGTGATCCCAACTGAGCACAACAGGTGCTGCCGCTTCAACAGCTTTTGTACAATTGCATGCCTCTTCCGCTTTGGCGAGAGCTTGCTTAAGCATATCAAACGCCTCTGCACTGCGACATTCCGTCCATGCGTTGTAAGCATCACCCTTCAACTTCTGTGCCTCGTTGTAGGTGTCGGGACAATTCGCCAGACCATTCTCCTCACACTCTTTCAGTTTTTCCTCAACCTCAACCAGAGCGTTCGTGAAACCCTGGTTTTCCATTTCCGTTGAGTAAACCTGAAGCGGTTGTTCCGGGGCCTTTGCCTTCTGCGCACACGCCACTGGTAGAACCAGTACAAGTGCCAGTAAAATCAATGATAATTTCCTCACCATGTCTTAGTTCCTCCTTTCAATTACTTGTCTTCTCCAAGTAAGAATCTGAACTTCACCTCTCCTGAGACTTTAAGGTTTAGATCAACCCTTCTGCCCACAGCGTTGAGAATTTCAGCGAGTGCATCAGCCGCTCCCTTAGCTACTTCCTCAACACCCTCCCTAACCTCTTTTTCCAATTTTTTCAGAGATTCATCAATTTCATCCACTTCATCAGTTTTCACTTCAGGTTCGACCTCAAGTGGTGCCTCTACAATTGGTTCTACTTTCTTATCGAATTTCGGACCACGTTTGTAGAACTCTTCAACGAATTTTTCAGTAGTCTTGAATTGGTGGAAGACTTTTGTATTAATTCTACGTCTGTACTTCTTTTGTCTTCCCACTCCAATGCTCTCAATGATCAATAGATCACCCATCCGAGAGTCGATTCTTGAAACTAAACCTGATGCTGAACGAATAGTGGTGCCGAGAGCCTCTGCTACATCTTTGGACTCAAGCCAGCCCTCATCACCTTCTTTACCCTTTGCATAGATGAACCTTAAAGCTCTCGGCATTGAATCTCTTGTTTTGGTTGATTTTGGTTCGACTGGTTTTGGTTCAATTGGTTTCGGTCTTACTTTAACTCTCCTCTTGGTTTTCTTACCGCTACGACGATAGTACTCTTCAACGAATTCCCTTGCACTATTGAATGGACAGTCGTCTTTCATTTGTCTCAAGATCTTCTTGCCGTCGACTTTCAGCTCGATAAACTCATGCATCTTCCTGCTGATATTAGTCAATAATCCGGATGTTGAACTATTAGGAATATCTAGATGCTTAGCGAAGTCTTCAGTACCTATCCATTTTCCAGTCTTATAGGTTTCGTCAAAGAGGAAAGCCAAAGCTCTCATTGTTCTTTCTGATCTTTTCTTTTCAGCCATTTGTATTTTCCTCTTAAATGTGTAATCGTTAACTTCCTCTCGGCTTAAAAGTCTAACTGCACTTCGTTTTCCCCTCCTTCCTGTTCCTGGTATGTAATTAGGTTTTACACGTTTTTTGCACTTGCCCATAATTCGCAAATCTTCTTCCACTGATTCTACTACTTCATTGGAAATTACGGGCAGGTTGGTTGGATCAAGTGGCACACCCTCATAACTAATGCCTTCTAAATTTGGAATCTTTTTTTTCATCCCTAGTCTCCTCTGATGGGGGGGAAGAAAAGAGGTTACAATCCTTGTTTTTGACCACAAAGGTGTGGACCTCCGGCCACAGCTATCCTCCATTCATGCACTTTTTAAGACTGATCTGCAAAGGTTTTCCGGTACGACCAGACAAGTCTTCTCCCGCAGGATTGCAGACAGGTTAGAGGAGCTTCGTACCAACCACCTAGGTGAGGGTGGTCGCTGGGGAATAAACTGTTAGTCGAGGAATGTTACGCCAGCATTCCAACGTCCTTCAAATTCTCGATTCATTATAACGAGGTGCCAACCTCGGAGTTTAACAGTTTTATGATCTGGATGACTAACTGTACCTCTTGCGTAGAGTTCTGACACTTCAGACATCTCACGCATAATTTCATTTCCATCATTATCAAAACGACCTGTTCCAACTTGAACTGTTTCAGAACCTGTTCTTATGACCTCTGAAGCCATGTGTGGTCGACCGCCCATTCGGCCGTCAATCATCCTAACCAAAGGTTCACTCTTATGAATATGATGACCTTCTTCTTCAAAGTCTGGTTGAGGAACAAAATACCATTCGCCCTGTCTTATAACTTTTTCATCTCTCCTTTCTGCTTCTCTAACAGGTTCTCTCTTCAAACATTCAATAGCTTGTTCAACGGTCGTTATTTGAGCATCGCTTGGTAGACTTGCAATAAAGTATTCCCTCTCATCATGACCACAGAGGAGACGATCAATGACACCCGGTTCGTTTTCAACTCCAAGTACAATATGACGAGTCTCAGGTCGATACGAGAGAATCTTTATACGCTCGTGATTGTCAATGAAAAGTATAAACTTTTCAATCTTCTTTCGAGGATTGCGAATAATGTCAAAAGCGAAATCTGGATCTGGACCGCCTCCTCTGATATTTCTTATTCTTCGACCCCAGGCATTCTCAGCCTCAGATCTATCGTTGCGAACATCAATTTCCAGATTGCACCGACTGAAGTGTTTTTCCATTATTTTCTTCCAGTGGTCGTACTGCATCTGAAATCCTTTCCATTTGGTTTTCGCTAAATTTGGCCAGTCTTTCTCTGATCTTATCAACGTGTGCTTCAATGTTTACGATTACAAATGGAGCACCAGAAGGAGTATCAACTTTCTGCACGATTACATCTAACTCACCAAGAATTCTTAGAGTGTAGTCAAATGCTCGTGGACAATCATCGTACATATCTGAACTTATACTCCCATCCATCATAAGTGTATCAAATGACTCGATAACATCATCTATGTGAACTTCTGAACTATCGAGGATATTAGCATGTTCACGTATACTGAGGTAATTTTCAATCTTAAAATCACTTGGTAGAATAACTATAAAATTAACGGATGAACTATTTGTCACAAAATCAGATTTGATTTTCAACTTTTCCTCCACTATTGTGTGGATATTGATTCAAATTTAACACTCTTGAGTCTCATTAAAAAGAGATCTGACATGTCTGGTCTAACATTAATATGTTCCATAACTATGTGCTTCATATAATATGGAACATTATCATAGTCATTGAGCATTGAAGTAGAATCCTCCAACCTGAAGTTTCTGTCACTGAGCATTATAATCGTAGGTTGAAAGAATCTCATATGCTTAAAATCGTTTCGGTAACTGTAAACCCTCATCAGATTCTCCATGTACGCCCCAAAGAGATCGAAGAAACTATCGAGGGTAAAATCCTCTTCCATCTCAAGATAGAGATAGAAATTTGCAGAGCTACTATTGGTTACAAAATCAGCTTTTATTTTCATAATCTCTTACCCATACGCTATTGCGGCCCTCCTCATCCCAAACTCTCGTAAATATGTGAGTACAATTAAAACACTTGACACAAGTTGATAAATTTAAGTATAGTATTTCCCCGACAGCTTTTTGTCCACAATCAGGACACAGCCTCAAATCTGCTAGTAGGTAAGTAAGTTTATCGTGCCCCATTACAAGTTTATCACATGGACTAGAACAGTTGGCATAAACTAGGCACTTAGGACACGGAAATCCATTAGGTAATATCAATTCAATCGGAAGAGGTATCTTATAGGTGAGGGAACTCATGTCCACACTCCTTGTAGTAGCTATCATCATTGTAACTATGTGGAAACATTTTGTCATCCATATCAGAGACGGATTCATCCCTTAGTACCCACACCACCCACTTATGTTTTGTTTCTTTAACATAGTGAAGAACGTGTGAGTACAGTTGTGATTGATAATCTTCTTCCACAACCCGATCTTTAGTATGCACAATGGCATCTATGTAGGTATGTATTGCTGCCCTAATGTGATCTGTGCTGTCCCACTCTCTACCATAGGACTCCAGATATGCCTGGGCCTCCTCCTTTGTGTATATGGTATCTGGATCTTTGTAATATTTCTTCCAGTTGATGATAAAAGCAGTTGAACTGCTATTTGTCACGAAGTCTTGTTTTATTTTCAACTAGCCCTCCGATCTCCTTCACTTTATTAAGGACTTTAGACATTCCGATATTTACTACAATATTGTTACCTTCGTGGGGTATATCATACTCTGCTACTGTAAACTTAAGGTCTGTACAAATATCTAACACAACCCACATATAAATTCGACCCTCTTCCCACAAGTGTTCAATTATACATCCCTTCTGAAGAAGTACTTCAAAGAAATGTGTTATTTTTTCTACATCTAACTCAAGGTCTTGACCTATTGTGTAATGCTCGAATCTATTAAAAATTCCTCCCTTTTCCAGCATTGACAGATGGTCTTGTATATTAAATTCTGGTGGGAACATAACAACATAGCAGGCAGAAGAACTGTTGGTTACAAAGTCAGCTTTTATTTTCACTTCGCTCCTCCGGAAATCTGACAACTACGTGATCTGTTACTTCAAAAAATCCGTATTTCCCAAACCACACTTTCAACTCCTCTAAATTCATTCTTCCGTAGGGGTTTATTGGGTTAATAATTGCAATACCCCTTTCATCACAAATCTCGATCAAGCGTTTCATTAAGATTGTTCCATGACCCTTACTTTCTACTCTTGATTTTATTCTGTGAAAGAAGAATAGGGGATATGGACACTCTATTTTATGTCCCAACAAAAACTCTTTGTGTTTCTCCATGCCAATCACTGAAAGTTCACAAATTGCCATTTCATTAGTCGTTAGACAAATAACTTCGTCGTCAATTTTTTCGTGTTTTATCTCCGGTTTCATGCTTGACTCCTCTCAAAAACCGTATGGACACCTTTCTTTGTTCTCCTCTAACATTTGTCTAGTTTCCATAAATGAATGACTTAATTTCCATGCCTCCTCAATTGACATATCTTTAAGGTATATTCCATACTTATCCTTGTCCGCAAATGAGCATGGCATCAACATCATGTCTGGACTTATGTAACATGACATACGAGCGGCCTCACAAGTATCAAGAAACATCTCCTCCATCTTAGTTAGAGTTGTGGTTTGTGTAATTCGATTGACTAGGCAAGAGTCCATACCAATCTTGAAGTTTGTGTTATTTTCCAATCTCAGACTAATGAACTCTTTCAAATCTTCATTTGTCAATGCCCAGTCTATTAGTTTTTTACCCCTTCCTTGAGGTTTAAACAATAGGAAAATGACAGCATTTAATCTGTCTAGATCAATCTTTCTATCCCAAACATCCTCACCTTTGAGGATATTTACTGCTTTACTTAGAGATTCTTTAGACAAAAGGAAGTGTAGATTTGTCTTTATATCAGAATCCATGAGTCTTTGTAAAGCGCCAAATGTGAAATCCTGACCGTAATCTGATACTGCGACAGCCCCACACATCTTTGATATCTCGATGTGTTCGCTTGTCAGACCTAAACCTGACGTCGTGTAGTTGGGGACGACGACACACTCCCGAGCATGCCCAACAATCTCTCCAAAGTTTTCATGCAGGTTTGGGTCCCCCCTTCCACCTAAAGCAACTTGATTTGTGAAGACTTTAGATTCATCTATTATTCTCTTGAAGTCTTCAAGTTTCATGTTTGGTTGCTCTTCCCCACCTTGATAGCAAAACTTACACTTGTTTGGACAATGACCCATAATCCCAATGTCAATTAGATTCGGATAGTCCAGCATGAAAGGATCAGGAAAACCATGTTTTCCAAAGATGATCTCTTTGCCATTTGCTACATTAAAAATAATTACATATCGACCCGTCTCAACAATTTTCTTCGTTCCGGCTATTCGTGCAACCATCTTCCCTCCTAATAAAATATATCTGTGGTCAATACTAGCAAAATTAATCCCGATGCTAAAGTAAAAACGATACCAATTAAGTAGGCCGCCTTTTCAAGAGTCTTCTTGTAAGCCCTAACTATTAGATAAAGGCCAAACCAAAATCCACAGACTGTTATTAGGAAGAGGAGACTTCTCACAACAAGTCCAAGATCAAAGTCATACATGATTCCCTCCCTAGTGTGTCGATTCTCCTCCCTCCTTGGTTTTCCATCTTACCTTGGCCCCCAATTCCTCGAGAAACATAACACTTGTAATAATCTGTTTTTTCGCTACAACTCTTAATTCCTCCGTATCTTTTAGATTTTTACTAATTAGTATTTCGCATAATTTCTCAACTGCCTTGTGTGGAACATCTGGAAAAATATCCTCGTTAACATTATTAATATCATTCATTTAGTTCTCCTATTCAGTTTTTTGTTCCAAAATTCTAAAAAAATTCCCGGCTCTTGATTAGGAGGTTAATTGAGGTTCGTACCGTCTACAGCACATTCCTCATTTGTTTTTGAGATAGGGCCAATCTCAAAGAGCCGGGAAACTTATATTCTTTAAAAACTACAACCATATCACTTTAAAATTAATATATATAGTTATTCAACTTATTAATGAATCTGACCATCCCATTTATTACATAGCAAAGAACAAATAATAAATGCCAACTATCCATGGAGATAGCGCGAATGATGTTAAGAAGAGTTATCGAGCAACTAACCGCTGGCGGCCCAAGAGCAGGGGTCGGCAGTACAGATGCTTGTACTTGTGAAAACAAGACGTGCGAGTTATTTGGGAAGCCAGTTTCCCGGCAAGAAAATATACCATGTTCAGTGATGAAGTGTACCTCTTGTGGTCTCTCACTGGTAGATATTGAGGATGTTGGAAGTAAATATGAGCAAAGGATTTTAAATAAAATAATATCCAAAGTTAAAGAGTATGAATCTATTTTTCCTATGGACTGGCCGTATGAGAAGAAAAAGAGAAAAGTCCTTCGTGTCCCTTATCCGAATGAGCAAACTGTTGTGAGAAAGAAGAGAGTTCTTGTTGATTTAGATAAAACTCTTCACCAGTATTCTAAGGGTTGGTCTGATGGAACAGTTTATGATCCGCCCATTGAAGGGGCACGAGAAGCAATGAATGAATTAAAAGAAAGGGGATATGAGGTTGTAATCTTTTCGGTAAGGACAGGAAAGTCTAAACCCGACTGGAAAGAACAAGAGCGAATGGTGAAAGAGTGGCTTGTCAAATATGATATTCCATTCGATATGATAACTAGTGAAAAATTAGCAGCTGAATTTTATATTGATGATAGAGCAATCAGATTTGAAGGCAATTGGGATAAGACTTTACAGGTAATAAAACACTTAGAATCAATGATACAGATTGACTAAGGAGGATTTTCAATGAAATATTCGTTTGCAGAGTTAGGTCAAAATATACTCACCAGACGATTTGGCGGGACGACAGTTGGTGTTGCTGATCCATACGTCACCGGATATCATTTCGTCTGGTTTGATAAGCTCCCGCCTACTCTACCAACTTACACTGCTCAGATGAATAGTGGACTGGAGAATCTGAATGATATTAGGTATGTACTGGCAGCCTCATGTCTATCAGTTACTCCTCCAGGTGGGACTTTGGCAAAGGTGGAGTTCACCGGTCTAGGTGGAGTCAAGTGGGCAGTTCCTGGTAACATTGACTATGGAAACACAGTTTCAATTAAGTTTCTTGAGTTCAACAAGACTCCAATCTTAGATATTTTTCACGGTTGGACAAAGTTAATTCGTGACTACAGAACTGGTGTTACCGCTCTGGAAGATGGAGATGATGGTGCTGGTTACACTAAAGCTACTTACGGTTCTTTGATCTATTACTGGACCACAGCTCCAGATGCAAAAACAGTTGAATACTTTGCATGCTTTGATGGTTGTTTTCCAGCAAAAGACCCACAAGATCTTTACACCAGTGATGTTGAAACTGTTGGAAAACTTGAAGTTGAAATTGAGTTTAACGTTGACTATCAGTGGCACGAACCGTGGGTAAAGGATAAGATTGTAAATACCTTTGTCCCAACCATTGAGTCGAGTATATCAACAGTTCAAGGATATGGCGAAAAGGAATCCGGATAAATAGTTAGGAGGATAATTATGTTCACCGAAACAACAAATGTTCAGAATTCTATTCTTTTCCTCGGTACTGCAAGGGAAACTCTTTCAAATTTGATTGAGCAGACCGAGCTAGAGGGAAAAGAAAGTCTGATGAACCATATTATGAACGAGGCTTCGGACTTTGAGATTCTCCATGCTATTGTGTATGAAGAATTTCCCTCACCAGATGCTGAGCACGATGTTTTCGATGAAATGGTTCTTATGAGTGAGTTTAAGAATTCAATTCTCGAGAACTATTTACAAGTTTGTGATATGGTAAACGAGGATGTTCTAAATGAGGTTCTACACACCGTAGATACAATTACCCCTTACGGTCTCTCGACTGCTCTTCCAATAATTGAACACACAACCAAGACACAGTTTTCATTTGATGAGGCGAAATTTTGGACGAGACTCGAAGGACACTATACCTCAATTCTAGCTGAGCAGGCAGAAGATCCATTCACTGCGGCTAAAGAGATAGACCCTGTTAAGATTAAGAAAGCCCTTGCTGCTGTTGGTACACAATATGCCACACTAAAAGATGAACTTAAGAAAAGCGGAGAAAAAATATTTGCGAGCAAAGAGAATATAAAAAAGGCTATATCAGCCAAAGCTGGTGCTGCAGATCCAGCACAGGTAGCAAAAACGCGAGCAGCTCTACAGAAAGCTAATCAGACAAATCGTGAACTTTTGGCATCAAAAAAGGATCTGTTAGCCAAACAAAGTAGCCTTAAGCATAGTCTAAGTCTAGCTCTACAGAAAGCTAAAAAGGGTGCTGCTGCAAGTGCTGCTACTGCAGGTGCGAAGACTGTGGCTGCCTTACAGGCCGTTGGAGCAAAGACTGGTGCTACTGCTGTGGCTACAAAGGTTGCTGCTGCTGGTGGTTATACATTAACACCTGCTGCCGCTGCTGCTGGTGGTGGTGCTGCTGTTATAATTGGTGGTGCTGCTCTTGCTACTTTATTAGGTTATGCTTCAGTTAAGACTTATAAGAGACTCTTTGGCAAATGGGCAAAAGCGTGCGCCGGAAAGTCAGGAAAAGAAAAGACTGCCTGTATGAAGGAAGCTAGATCTAGAGCAATACAGGCACAAGTTGCTGACCTTCAGGCATCATTGAAAGGTTGTGCTGACTCGAAAGATCCAGCGAAATGCTCTAAGGGTGTTGCTGGAAAACTTGGAAAGTTGAAGGCAAGATTAGCAAAAATCAAGTAGTCTATAGAGATTAAGAAAGGAGATCAAAGATGCCGTTTAAGGGTTTTGGTGTGTCGTATCCTGAATACGAGGTTATCACACCTCAGACGAAAATGTCATTTCATGTGAGATCGCTGAATGTCTCGGAAGAAGAACGACTTAAAGGAAGTCTGGTCACACCACAAAAAGTTACAGAACATTTAAACAGATGTCTTTTTGATTCAGTTGTCAAGAAGCCCGAAGCAGTTACTAATTTCAAGTCATTTCTGGCAAACGTGACATTGAAAGATAGAGATGCAATTTTATATGGTCTCTATCACATTACCTATGAAGAAATAAGAAATTACGATGTTAGATGTCTTGCTTGTAGAAAGATGTTTCCAGTTACGGTTAAGGCTTCTAGTACATTTAGTATTAATATGTACCCGGGTAATGACATATTGACAAAAAGAGTTAAAGTTCCACTTCCGGTGACTACAGGCGTCTCAGCAATTATCAAACAACCAACACTGAAAGACGAAGAAAGATTAATGAAGGAACTTTCTGGAATTAGCCTTGACGTAATTACTGAAATGCTAATTCTTGACCAGTTTGAACAGGACGTTCCAGAGGGCAAAGAACCTAAAGTCTACAGTGAACCACAGGATATGAGAGATGCATATTTATCTCTTCCAGCAAAAGATAAAAGGGCTATCCATGATAGTTATCTGGAGGAGTTTGGCAAATATGGTCTTGATTTGAAAATGAGAACTAACTGTACATTCTGTGGTCAAGATGAAATTGTTGACGTCGATTTAGTTGACAGCTTTTTTCGGATGGTATTCGGAGCATGATCAAATCGCAAGTTATCGTAAAACTCTAGCTGAGAACATCTACGCTTGTATGGAAATGAGTGGAATGTCATACTCCGAAGTCGCTGCCATGCCCGTAAAGAAACTTTTTGACTACCTCAAATGGAAGTCAGACCTTGAGGATGAGAAAAGAAAGTTGATGAAAGAGGAGGTCAAAAGACTAAAGTAGAGGAAAATAGATGTCCACATTAATGGAAAAGTTTCAAAAGTCTGTAATTGGTTCGAGCGGAAAGATAGCAGATTATACAGCTAAGATTGCTCCATTTGGAGATTTCTACCGCGTTGAGGACCTACAGACTATCCTAACATCTTGGAACAACATACTACTCACTCCAACTCGAACATATACATATGACCCCGAGTTCGGTAGTGATTTATACAGATATGTATTTAACCCACAGGATGATGATACACAGGAAGAGATCAGAGACGAGATTATATATAAACTAAGACGTTACGATGATAGAGCAGAAATCGTCAGTTTAGATGTTGAATATTTGACAGGTGCAAAAGGTTTTACAGTTAGCATTGTTGTTGAATATCAAGGAGAAAGAGGTGGAGTATCATTTGAAATTGATGAGTCTTTATACTTCAACATTACTGGGATTGAATAATGAGACTATATTATCATGTTTATAAGAATTACAAGGGATTATTCAGAAAGAAACATAAGGGTAATACCCAAATGTTTACTATCCCCCACATCCCTTCCAATCAATATTTCACTCATGGAGTTATAATTGGAAGGATGAACGCACCGGGTGAGGAGTATGATGATTCTCTTACTTTCATGACTATAACGATGGCCGAAATGTCAAAAATGAAACAGTTTGTTGATGGACTAGGAATGGAGTTAGGAAAGAATTACGAGCTAGTTCAAGTTACTCCAGTTAAGGTAACTGATTTAGATGACCTGAATTATCAAGTGAAGGTTCTAAAGAAGGGAGAACATATTAAATCAGATCTTGACATTTTCTATGCTGACCATGCAACTAAGAAGCTAGGGAGAAAAATATTTCTGATTAAGGGTATTATTGATCTCTATACCGATAAGGTCAAAACTACTCAGATGGCCATGGTCGCAATGAAAAAGATGGCTTTCCTTAGACAACCAAAAGTTGGAATGCCGAGGGCATAATGACAGACTACTTACAAAACTATGAAAGATTATACGAGTACATTCACGAGTATCAAAAACTCGTCTATGATGTTTATAGTAAACATGCTCCCAGATTTCTTGTAACTTACTATAATATAAATAGAGAGTCTACAATTTGGGAAGATGATTATGTCTTCGGTGGATCTTACGAAAGAATTGGTGACTTAACTGGAATGAGGTGGGACAAATATCTTCTTCTTCCAATATACTGGACTGATGAAGTAGCGACTGCATTTTCAGGTGAAGATACAGGTTATATAAAGGAAGGAGAAACAAATATTACATTTCCGAATACCTACAACATCACACCCTATCCTGGTGATCTGATTAAACTTGAACAAGAATATCTAAGGCCAGTCAATGATGTCTATCCGCTTTTCATAGTCACAAACGCTGAAATATCAGCAAACACAGATAGAAGATATTGGAAACTAAAAATTGAAGTTAGGGAAAGTGAGACAACTACGAATGCCGATGAGCAAGTCACTAGAATCCTTGCATTCTTTGAATACACGAAGAAGATCTATGATGTTTCTGATGCTGCTTTTCTTACAAAAATGCTTACCAAAAACGAAACACTTAGAGAAAGATTAAAGAGTCTCTTCGATGAAAACAGTGGTTTCTACTTCGTCGGAGATGGAGCAAATCCAGGAGACTGCTAAGGGGATAAATTAAATATGGCTAATGATACAGTTTCTTCTACGGGTGCTTCAGAAACTACAATTTCTAGTCAGGTATATCTGTCAAGAGATAATACAAGAGAGCAGATTGCAGACCACTTGAAGACATACTTAGAATTAGAAAATGTTGATCTGACCAAATCATCCTTCCTTTCTTTTATTGTGAATGTAATGTCTACCCTAACTGGTAATATGATGTTTTACCAGATTTCCGCATACAGGGAGTTCTTTTTAACCACTGCCCAATTAGATGAGTCCATTTTTAACCTCTCAGCATTTCTGGGTTACAATACTAGAGAAGCTATTTTCTCCACAGTCAATATTTTAATAACAATGCCTTTTGGTTTTCCGGATGCTAATACTACATTTACAATTCCAGAAAACTTTATATTCAAAGCACAAGATATAGAATTCCTTACCTACTATAGAACCGACATTACAGTATTAAATAATCAAGCTGTTGGAGTGAAAGTAACAGAGGGAACTAATATTTACAACCTTCCAGTTGATGTTGACACAACTGCTAATTTCAACTTTAGCTTCGTCCTTCCGCTCAGACAGTACAAAGAAACCATTCAAGAATTTCAGGTTGATGAAGATCTAAAAACTTATCAGTTTTCCACAATTGATGTACCTATTGAAGGAAAAGTTGCTGGTCAGGTTGTAGAAGTCAGAGACCCAGGAAGTGCTGGTTTCGACTTATGGACCGAGTTTGAAAGTATATATTTGATGAGTGCGACAGACAAGGGGTACGTTTCAAGGAGAACTGGATTCGGAAGACGGCTGTATTTTGGTAACGGTTTGATGGGAGTACAACCTATACCTGGTTCTACTGTAAAAGTTTCTGTACTAGAAACCGAAGGTGCAGACGGAAATGTCATAGCTGGTTCAATAAGGTCAGGAGAGAGAATTTATAACGTAACTACCGCTGGTGTACAACAGATAGTTAATTATTCTGTCACAAATCCAGTCCCAGCAACAGGAGGAGAAGACGAAGAAGATGTTGAAGATATCAGAAGTAATGCAATTGCCAACCTAACATCTCTTGGACGACTTGTAACTTATGATGACTATGCCCACACTGATGTTGTACTAACAAGCACAGACGAGGATCTTGTTTCTCCAATCGCACCAAATTCAATAGCAATTCTAAAAAGATCAGACATCAAAGTCAATGAAATAATGTTATTTACTACCCTTCTATATGGTACCGAAAATGGTACAACTGAGGATGATACTCTAACAGTAGTTGATCAACTAGTTCCAATGAGAAATGCGTGGCTAACAGTCGACTCTACTTCTCCAATAACTACCGTCTATCTAGAGAGGGGAACCGTCATACCAATTGATGGAGTAGACTACTATACTCTATTCGATATATCCACTGACAATATTTATAATAGAGCTGCTTACTATCACTATATTATGGACCAAATTTCTCAAAATCCACTTCTTGTAACTGGTTACGGAGTCGAGTACAATTTGGTTGCAACAACTTTATCTGTTCAAAAGTCTGGTAGCCAAGCAATATTCAGACTCCTGTACTCCACAACTGAAATTGATTATGCTACAACAACCTGCGAAATGAAAATTCTTCAGGACTCTTCAACGTATGCAATGGTTAATGATTCAGTCAATAAATATTACGAAGTTATCATTGATCCCTATACTGATCTGCCAGAGGATCTTTTAACAATACAATTTACTCTAAGTACAGTAACTGAGGCCTTTGCAAGATATGAAAATGAATTGGTCTTTAGGCAATCTCTAGATGAATTTATGATATCTAATCTAACAGCAAATGATGCTACTTCGCCTACTCAAATTACAATATACGATATCCCAGTTATTCAAGCTGAGTATTATGATGGAATCAACCAAGCAAACTTTGAATTAGTAGTCCTACAAAATATGTTAGCTACAATGGACTTTGTAGACTATAGGATGCTAACAGACTTTACCAACCTTAAATTTGCTCACACAACTGGAACCATGAGTGGTATGCAACGAAACGAAGTCACTAAATTTCCAGTAATTGACATTGGATTGACGTCCGTACCCGTTGCACCATCATTAGGTGATAGATACATTGTCACTGGATATGAAGGTGGAGCATGGGAGGGACACAAGGACGATATAGCTGAATGTTCAGATGCTACATCAGTGACTTGGATTTTTACAGAACCTATTACAGATGATATTCTTTATGTAACAAATAAGGGTGTGAAATATATTTATACAGGCGTTGGTGGATGGGTTGTTCCAATATATGATATTCCATTGCAGATTGAAATGGAAGTACATAAGGATCCACTTTATCCAGACTCAGCAACGAAGCTATCAAATGATATTAAGGAAGCATTAATTGCAGGATTCACTGAAAGATTTGGAGTCAATGCGACAATCTACCGATCTGAAATTATAGATATAGTTCAGGAAATTGACGGAGTAAGTCACGTTCATCTCCTCCGGCCTGAATCAAACATCTTTTTTGAGTTTGATCCATATAAAGACTTTACACAACAAGAACTACTTGAGTATGGGCCAGAGTATATATTCTTTACTGACGATGATATTTCAATTGCCATATATGGTTAGGAGATATGCAAACACTATACGAAAAGTCAAAAATTAACATTCCAAAACTTAAAAGGTACATGCTACGTACCGTCGGGGATGAGATGGGTAGGTTGGTTGAACCTTGTCACTACCCCGCAGTTAAGAAACATTTCTATGAAATACTTGCTGCAGTTGGATTGAAAGAGAGAGATATTAAAGACTTCAGAAATAGATTCTACGTTGGGATAGGCCCAAAAGCTGGACTATTAGTCAAAGAGATTCAAACGAACTTACTTATATTCAGTATGTATGCTGCCTTAAAGAAAAGAGACAGAGTATTGTTTCAGACAATATTAACTTATATGGGGATTAGATATTACTCAAACTTAATGCACAGACAAATCCCGTATTGTAATCCCGACCTCTTTAAGTATGCCCTTGAGCATCTAACAAAGACTCATCTCTTTGCTCGTGAGAAAACTATTCCTAGCACCATTATGTTTCTTTCAAAAGAGATGGTCAAGAAACACACACCATTTATTCAGGAAGCAAATCCTGACAAAATAGCTGACTTTATATTAGCCTATCGGCATAGATTATCCCAAAGTATAAAAAGTTTTGCATCGTTGTACTATCATGCTGCAAAAATGGGAGTTGCAATAAAGAAACCCTATGAACCTGAAGAAGGTATGGAAGATCCTGCTGAATTGCAGAAGATGGAAAAAGCTGGAAGAGTAATTGATCAAATCGTTAAAAAGATAACAGTTTACAAAACTGTAGATAAGAAAGCAGTTGACGAAGCTAAGAAACTAACAAAAGTAAGTGCCGTACTGGCCCAGCAAATTGCGAATACAGTGATTGATTTGAAATACGCAGATGATATTAAGATGATATTACAACTCTATCTTAAGAACGTGACAAGTGTGAAACAGATTTGTGGTAGGGATTATTACAATTACGTAAAGAAGTTAATGGCTGTGAAAAGACTTGGGAATCGTGTGAGTTTCAAACAGGTGGTTGGTGATACTCTAATGAAGATAGCCGTTGACTTAAACTATGTTGATAGGTATGACAGATTCACTACTCAAACCAAATTTGTTATCAATTTATATCTCGCCTATTACATCACGATGGTCCTAAGAAATTCCGTCTGCTAGAGTCCAAGAAAACTCCTCGCCCTATCTACTAAATCATCGAAGGTACTCTTGTTCGGTCGTGAAATCCTTCGTGTAGGTGTAGTAGATGGTTCTGACCTGGTGGGAGCTCGTTGTACTGAAGATGGAGTTGGTGGGGCAATTGGAGTAGGTGCATAACCACCCTCTGGACTTCCATATACATCCGCTGTGGGTCCTTCTTCAGTCAGAATTTTAGCATATTGTTGTAATGTAGGTCTTCCTCCCTCAATTGATTTCGTCTTACCTACAACCATACTATTGTACAGACTTCCAATATCTAACCTTACATCTACAATACCCATTCTCTGATTATAAGCAATTGATTGCTGATCCCCACCTTTTATAACTGCCGTACTTCCTATGAATGATGGAGATATTTCAAATAGTCCAGGACATTTAATAGACTGTAAGAAGGGCCAAGTGTAAGTCTGACCATCCGATGTCTGAGGAGTCGCAAGAAGTAAGAGAGCAATTATTGGACCTATAATATATTTCTTGGTGGAAAATTCATTGCCCGGTGCAGGATTGTAAAGTCGTATTGTTAATTGGTATGATGGAGTAAAACCACTATTCTTCCATACTTGAGGAAAGTCAACCCTTGCACCAGCTAACATTCGGTTAATAAGTCCTACGGCCCTAGCACCTCCAGCACCCAAACCTGCACCTGAACCAAGTTTGGCTAGTGCTGCCTCAGTTGATCTAGCACCTTGGCCAGCAGCAGTTCCAACTTTACCAAGAATCGCCCCAGCACCTCCGGGTAGTTCTTTTCCAATTTTCGCTAAAACATCACCTGCTTCTCTGACTGCTCCAGTTGCTGTACGAGCACCCAATACTTGAGCTAGTTCGCCTGCACCCTGACTAGCAATATCAGTAATCTTATTTATAAAACTTTCCCCATACTCATTTGAAAAAGTATCTGTCGGAAAGTTATCAGCTAAGAATGCTACTTTAATAGAATTACTATTAAGTTTAAAACCGTGAGCATTTAACAATTCATTATACTGAGTCCACGCTATCTGGGTCTTATAGAGAGACAACCCCAAGGAGAACACCGGAATCTGAGGAGTTATGGTAGCAACGGGCATTGTATTCTTAATCATGTTGTTGCTAACAAAAGTATCAGGTGGAAGACCCCAAATAGGATCTAGTGTAACTATACCTTTTTCTCCCATCTATATCCTCCTTATGTACCATCTGCAACTATTTTATCTACAATGGGATCGTGATCCCCCATTTGCTGCTGGCCACCACCACCGCCTGTGGCAATATTCTGCTGATTGCTATTAACCATAGTGCTGACAGATGACACTACGGCAGTAGTTTGTTGTTCAGTACCTTCTTTTATTTGTTTCATAGTTTTCTTGCCCATCTCAACTATAGGTTCAGTCTGCAGAATGAAGTCCATTGCGGCACCACGAGCAAGTGATACTTTATCTGTAGTAACTCCTCTAGCTTTCTCCATAGCAGCTTGACCAGCTCTAACTGCTTTGTCTAATGCATCTTTACTCTTAACAGTTCCGGCTAGAGCCTCAAGACCAACAGGTTTATACTGTGACTTGAGAAAACCCAAGAAACGCTTTTCCCTTTCAGCACCATACTTTGCTGGATCACCAAACGGTATTTTCTTTCCAGCCACTTTACCAAATTCAATTCTAGCCTTTGAAACTTGATCAAAACCATATGGAATATAGTCACCAATATGTTGTTCCATGTATGCTTGCTGAGCAGCCTGTATGGCCATGTATCCTTCACTTCCGCCCACACCGCCCACATAATATCTCTGTCTCAACTCTTCTGCTGTCCCACCAAGGCTTGTGGCAATTCTAGCCCCATGTACTGCTTCGACTCTACCTCTACCACGACCGCCAGAAGCTTCTTTTCTGGCCCTCATACCCTTTTCAACTTCTTGCCAATCTTCTGAAATTTTCTTTTGTAATTCTTTTGAGCGTCTTTCCATAAATGGATCAACTATATATTTATTTACCAAACTTCCAACAGCAAGTCCACCCGCCCCTGCAAGTGCAACCGCCAAGGCTGGCCCACTAAATATTGTTCTTAGCAGAGAAGGTAATAGTCTTCCCAACATAGGGAACAAACTTCCTGAAAGAAACTTTGCTGCTATGCCTCCAATATTACCAATAAAACTCCTAACAAAACCGAAGGCCATCATAACCCATCTTAATGCGCTTCTACCAAAACCTCTAATTCTTCGGGAAGTCTTTTGAGATGCATCTTTTATATCCTCAGTTTTGCCAAGCATCTTCTTATACCAAGGTCTTTGATCTTCTATCATCTCAAATTGATCTTGTTGTATATCTATACCCTTTTCTCTCCACATTGCCCACTTATCTAATCCACCATAAAGATGATCAACAATATACTCTATCTTTTGCATAGTAGTCAATGGAAGTGCCTTGGTTTCTTCTTTTGTCTCAAACAATTTTTTAAATGGGGCTGCTAGAAGCTCTGTAAACCCTCGCTTCTTAGTCCAAAATTCCTTAGTCTCTTCACTAAGTAATGCACTTCTCTTAGTTGCCCATTCAATAGGAGCAGCAATAGCTCTTATTGACTTACCTGCTATTGACCATCTTTGTCTTTCAATTTCTTCAATTTGTTTATAATCTTTGCCGGTTATTATACCTGATATATCTTGTAGAGCTTCAGACGATGCTCTAGCATGAGAAATTACTTTATCAGACTGATACATCAATCCAGTATAGGTTGTTCCAGCAATTTCAACTAAATTTTCAAATGGATTTTTTCCGCTTCTCGGAAGATCGGCCTCATATCCACCCCTTTTTTTGAATAAAATAGTACCGGGTAGTGCGAACACCTTACCGATCGCGCCCACACTCCAGAGGAAGTTTCTCAAAAGTGGATTCTCATAAAGCATAGTTGATAAGGCAATTCTAAATCTATTACCAATACCAATAAGACCGAAGACAAGTCTTCTTTGAAGTCTTATCATCTGCTGTTGCCAAGGTAATTGATATTCTTCAAACGTATCGGAATAAGCGCTTAGGAATGATTTTATCAATCCCCTTCTCTCTTGTGGACCACGTCGAAGAGTGTATGCTTCAATGCTGTGTTGACGTTTCGACATAGTGGCTAGAAGACGATTAAACATTTTTACTGGTTTACCAACAACTTGGACTGCTTCTTCAGCTGGTGCTTTTAACTCGTCTATCTTTTTCATCAAGGCATCAATTGGCATTATAACTTCAGCTTTGTGAACTTCCGCTAAACCGCCCTTGCCAATTACACCACCCGCTTGGAGTTTAGGTATTGCCCCCTCTTCCGCTCTCTTCCCTTTAGCGAATAAACCCTTAACTCTCTCCATACCTGTGGTGAAAAGACCTTTAAATTTTCCACCAACCGAAGAGATGGCATCACTAAATGTAGTCTTGATTCTATCTGCAGCAGATTTGAAGACGTCAGTCTCCATGAATTTGGATGCGAAATATCCAAATATTGGGGAGGCCCTTGCAAGACCCATTGCCATTATGTTTTCTTTCTTAAAACTTATATCTTCACTTATCGCTTTTCCATATTGTCCAATAGCTTCTTTTGTTGCTAGGGCAGTTCCAACGGTGATCTTCCTGGTCCCCATTGCAACTTCCTTAATGACAGCACTTAAACTCCGAAGGACAGAACTGGTTGCCTTAGATACTTGTTCAATTCCTTCTTGTGTTCCTATATCCTTTATCTCATCAATTCTTTCTTCAATGCCTGCTTGCATTTTTGCAGCAGCGGCGTTAACTCCACCGATATTTTTTAACCTCTCTTCATACTCTTGCTCGGCGGTTTTCTTTAATTCCTCAGTGGAATCAAATTCATCATCCGGCATTTAGATCTCCTTTATTTGAACATTTTATATATACTTGACCTTATCTTTATCTCACTAGATACAGATATAACTTCAGAAACTACAAATAACTCTTGAATTGGTATAGTGTCACTTACCCCTCCAAATGTAGCTTGATACGCCTTTTGAATGGGGTTGAGAATGTGTATGTATTTACTCCTCGCTCGCAAGAACATAGGAACACTTTTTGAGTAAAGTTTCATAATAGCAATGTAATCCATCAACCTCTTATCAAATTCCTTGTCTTTTAGACCAGAGTATTTTCTTAAATGCTTATCTAAGTAATTATAATAACGCTTGAGAATAGAATTAGATAATCCTACCCCAGCAACTTTCTTCTCGACGGATGCGATAAATCTTACAATGTTTTCCATTTCTTTAACTGGTTTTCCACCGAACTGAAAAATTTCATTGAAGTATGCATAGTAAAACTTCTTCAAGTCATTCTTAAAAGTGGAGTAAAATTTGCTCGGATTTTTGTGTGCAAACATATGCATACATTCGTGAATAGTGATTTCAGCTAAGACCTTATTAGAAGCAAAACCCCATTTGTTTATATGATTATCAACTAAAATGATAACCTTATTAGAATTAGGATCGTAAAAACCAGCTATATGTCTTATTGCCCCCTTCTCATTAATTACAAATTTTCTAATTTTTCTTACCCCTTTTGTCATCCAACAAGGGATAATTGCTTTTTCATCAATAAGTTTTCTTATGTCCTCTGCAACAGGTTTAGTCATTGCAACTTTTGATATTGACTTTACAAACATATAATTTAGAGTCTTCGATCCATACAGAGGTTCACCATCTATACGTGCTACAACTTTAGGCGCAACTGGAAGTGCAAAGAATTCCTGTTGAATAACATCGCTCATACTTTTGCTCCTAACTCATGTATGTTTCTACTGTATTAACAAATGGATCATCAAGTTCTCCATCTTCAAGTTTTCTTCGTACATCATCTATAATTTTCTGATTTCCAAATGGAACATTACTACCCCCATAATTGAGGTCCATTATAGCTTCTAGGGAACTTTCCTGTACTCCTGGCATATCAATCATCAATGGTGGATCATATTTACGAACATAATATGCACACGCAGCAGCAAGTGATAAGTCATCATTACAGCCAGTATCAGCCTCGACTCTACCACTTGGTTTACTTATCAATCCAATCAACTCAAGGATTAGTCTTTGCGATTTGATGCACTCAGGAAATTCACTTATATAAGAATAAAGAGAATCAATCATTAGAGGCCTTGTCCTTGAGTTTGTATTCAAACCAGGCACAATTTGGTCTTTCCCCTTTTTCTCTTTGTACATCATTATCGAGAGATCAGTATTATTAATTGCTTCAGCAACCTGATTTCCATATGAATTATTCTCAATAACTAAGCAACCAGGATATTGAATACCGGCCATCTTAACAACTTCTGTAAAGTCAGTTACTGAGCATTTTCCTTGAAATTCCCAAACCTGTTCAAGAGTTTCGTAGTCGAATACTTCAACAGCTGATTTATCACTGCCAAACTCAGGAGCAGTATCAACTCCTGCAATATAAAATCTTCCAGGAATTGGGTCTGAAAACTTCCATATCTCTCCATTATATAACTTCATAACGTTAATTGGTTCAATCTTTATGTCCTGTAGATGCTCAATTATTTCAGCATCAAAGAAAGAACCTGTCGACGCAATGAACTTAAGTTCCAGCTCCTGTTGAATTTTTCTTTTATCGTGGCCCCAAAGTTCACACTGAGTTTTATACCAATCTGGATCCTTGGCCAACTGCGGTATATCTCCCCAGTGAATTTGTACTGGTTTAAAAATATCGTCTTTACTAACCGCTCTTTGATACCTTTCGTAAAACCACTTACCAACTCCCTGAGTCTTATTTGGAGTAGAAAGTATTATTGTACCAAATGGGACTTTCTTTTCTCTCGCATTTTTCTGATTCGTTGATAAAGCTGGTACCATTCCGGTCCACGCTTCGTCGATAAACTTAATAAATGCCGCTTCATCAATAACGAGGAAAGTGACGGATTTACCACGTAAAGTCTTCTCAGGAGCATTCGGGGCAACCGGCGAGGCGAAACATTTACAACCATTGCTTAATATGAATGTCCTTTCTGTTCTCTTAGTAAACTTGGGAGCCATCCATTTGGGCAACTTATCAATCATACTCATAATGTGGCGAGCAAAATCGGTTGCCTCAGGTGCATCTTTTGAGATGACTCCAATGACTACGTTCTTATAAAATGTTACTAACCAACAAACCAATGCTTGAATAATAGTTGAGATTCCTATCTGTCTAGATTTTAGAACGAAAACGAAATGTTTTTTAAGAATTTCCATTACTAAATTTTCTTGTGCACCATAAGGGATTAGAGGGACATCCCCACCAGGCAATTCAATTTTTACGTACCTTCGGCAAAAATAGAGAAAAGATTGTTTGCACTTCAGATATTCGGAGACATACTTCTCAGCATGGTCTTCGAGTTTCTGTGCATTTATCATTCATTCTCCTTAACGTAGTCGCATCCTACCTTTTTTATTTGTTCTCATTTTTGGGATGAGAAAACTTGCTATATATATTACTTACTAGTAGAGGATTGTTGTGTTTTTTTAGTTGAGGAAATTAAATTTATTTCTCTTCGTTGAATCAAGGCCCTCTCTCGACGAAGGGAAAAATAAAAAAGGAGGTGGTGTATGTAGGAGCAGAGAGGTCATTTTTTATTAGAGGATGTTACCTGAAAGGGGGTTTGAAAAAACCTGTACCAAGAAGAGAGAGGTAAAGAATATTGGGTAACTTGGCAAGCAAATTGGGGTCTGCCTTTGACAGAGAAGTTATTAGTAGTGGAAAGAATGCACATAATCCAGTACTGAAACTCGAACACTTCATTTACGAGGAATCAGTACCCTGCCCTGTTTGTGACAAAGGTATTATAGTAATGCCGCCGAGTCTGGAAAAACACACTCTTCCCCTTGAGGGACTATACTGCATGCTGTGTGACCAAAGGTATGAGGTCGCTAGTGTCAACCACATTCGAAAAAGGAGAAAGTGGAAATGTTGAGTACATCATTGAAAGGAGAACTCAGCAGTATAGGCAAACACAGCGAGAAATCGCTCGATACAGACTCAGACAAAGTTAATAGAAAGGTGGTGGTAAAAGATTGGCCTTTTGATTTAGATTTGTGTTTACGAGAGGATCTTACTTTTTGTAAATAAAAGTTAATGTTTCCCATTTGGGTGTAGAGGCTGTAGGCCTCTTAACACCATTCTTTTTGTATCTATAACGTCGGATTAGTTCTCATTAATCTAACAGTTGCTACAGCCTGCCATTCACCATCTCTAACAAAAACCAAATCAGAAGAACTAATTATATACTTTCCGCTTACATTAATATTTTCCGACACTCTGACGTTCAAGTTTGCGGGCTGACCGACATCTACTAGATTTAGAATACGAAGATTTCTCTCTAAAGAAAATTTAAGAGTAGAGAGATTCCTAATTAACGGTGTAGTCCTCGCAAGTGCAAATGTATTATTAGTGTCATAACCAGTGTGATCTATATGATATTTGGTTCTATCTACTACAGGGTTGTGAAATATTTGAACGCCCCTCTTAGACATTAAACCGTAATTCTTACACACTTCTTCCAAATCCAGATTAATAGTATCATACAGATTATCTCTAGGTTTCACAATGAAGTTTACACGTTTAGATTCATAGATGAATCTAGTATTAGCACTATAATCAGTTCGCATAAGTTCATAAGTATAGAAGTTTTTTCCGTCGTTACACTTCTCAATTGTGTCACTATTATCATCTCCAGAAACAAGTTGGTATATTGTAAAGGCAGTAGCTTTATTCATTCTCCTAGTTAAATTGTATATGTGCAACTTATCTCCACGAAAATTCCAACCCATTGTTCCTCTATAAAATCCAAATATATTATCTAAATATGTAATAGCTTTATTCAAAGATATCGGGGGAATAATTACTTGATCAAGTTGTTCAGTATTCAAATCCTCTTGGTCAATTTCCAGAGTCGCATATGTATCTTCAACTAAATCTCGTATTATCTCCTCTACTGTAGATGCATAGTAAACCTTATTCACAAGAGTTGATAGTGAAAACAACTCTTTCTCTGGAACAGTTAGTATACTAATGTTGGTTCTATCTGGTTGATCAGTTTGAGAAGTTGATCGTTGCATGGGGAGAGTAAAACCAGACTTAAAATGTACAAGAGTATAGTCAATTTGTTCTTTTGGGACCTCGGGTTGCGACTCGCCAATATAACGTACACTCAACTTAATTGGATCTTGTCCATAAATGTAATCTAAAATTATATCCCTCGGATCAATAAACAAATCAAGGATAATTGTTTGAAATGGTCGATTTAAAGAGTTGACAATACGAACTCTGGACAAGTCCATAGAGTAATCTTTGTCCCTTATCCTCATCTGAATATCATAACTTCTTGAAGGAACAAATGGTCTTTGGCCTGGTTTATCTGGCATACTCGATCTCCATGATATTTTTAAATTTGTTCCAGTAGAAAGACAAAAAAATAGACCTAGCGTAAACCAGGCCCATTTTTTTTGGATTTGTAACTATGCTGCTCGCCTAGCTGCTTCTAATGTGGCAACTGCATCAAACATTTGTGAAGGAATAGTTAAAACGCTTTCAGCCACATCCTCCATCAATATCCTTGCGTTCAGGTTTTTCTCAATGGAGCTAAACCTACAGATGGAATGAAACAGATTCCAGGAAGTGATATTGTTTGCACCAATCTCTTCTAGGTACATGGAAAGGGAATTCCTGCGTCTCTTACCAACTGAGTTTTCAATTACGTCGAGGACAGCAAGCATATTTTCCTCAGAGACTCTTTGGCTAAAGTTCTCCTCAATGAGGCTAACAATGTTCTGAGAAAAAATATCAATATATGCTCCAACAGCAGTTGTCATTCTTGACCTAGCATGTTGATAGTGTACTTGCCTCATCTGGCCAAATCTTTGGAATCCGAAACCGACACGTGGGTTACGCTCATCCTCACTGATAGAAATACCAAATGTGATTCGAACAGCCCTTGAACCATTGTAGCTATTCGTAACGATGATGTTTGGATATATGTCTCCAACTTGTGGATAATTTGTGACATTCTGAATCAACATCTCATTGAGCATCATCGTATAGAATTCATTCATATATGTGTGCTCAGTAAAGATTGGTGATCCCACCTCAGAAATTGATTCTCTAATTGGACTGAGGACAGCATCATTTCCAACAAATTGATACCCATCTGATACATATCCAACATATCCCCATTGCGTTGCTTCTTCATTCTCGCGTGGGGTTCTGCGAGTAAAAACTCCTAGCAACGGCACACGGAGATCGGTATTTGTCTTGAGCTCTTGATACATCACTGAACTGTGACGATCAATGTACTGGTATACTCCATCGCTGTGAACAGTTAACCCCATGTCTAACGCTCGGTCCCTAAATGCCATTCTACCTCCTTACTGTTGATGATTACGCAAGAGACCCCAAACTTATTTTTAAGTAAAGTCAGGGTCAAGACAATCTACATAGTTGTTCTATTTACGATTGGTGTTCGATTTGAGATGTTCTTTCTGTCAGTTCCGATAATCTCTCGGGTGCTATTTTTCTTATCCTGT